AACGTAGAAACAATATCTAATGCAACAGATAAGGTAAAAAAACTTAGGGGTGTTTATTACAATATAATTGGTTTTACGGAAAAAAGCATTGGTTTAATTGCACAAGAGGTAATTGGAATTTTGCCAGAAGTTGTGTCTCAGCCATTTGGTGATAAATATGCTGTATCATATCAAAATATTGTTGCATTGCTTATAGAATCAAACAAAGAACTAGAGGCGCGCATTGCGGCTCTTGAATCTAAACAGTCGTAATAAAAATAAAGAAGTGGGGAATGTTTCCCACTTCACTTTTTTGTTTGCTGCATGTTTTTTTCTATTTATAATTAGAGTCCTTATTCAAATTAGGAAATTATAATGATGCATCCGTTTGATAGGGAAAAACTAATCATGATTTGCAAGTGCTTCGCGGCAGGCGGTATTACTTTATACAGTTTCCGCCTTGGCCGCTTGGCTTATGAGTATATTAATTCATCATACTTTTATTAACGGCGTTCTTTTGTAGCAAATTCTGTGGTGGTGCTGGCAATAAGGTCTTTTTGTTGTTTCATTCCCGCAATACAAAGTATCAATTCCATCAATTTCTGAAACAATGTAACGGCAAGTGTTAAGGCTTAAATCAAACAGCCTTATATTCTTAAATTCCATTGTTTCATCTTCTGAACTAAATGTTATTTCTTTGTTTGTATATTTTTTTAGTGCAACTTTTTTTGTTTTTTCAGCTGGTGGCTTTTCAATTTGTGTTCTTTCAAATACCCTTCCACCTTTCTTCACCCTGTAAAGGAATCCCATCACAGTATTCCTTGTTATTTTCAAAAGTGAAGCAATCTCCCCTCCTGTAAATCCTTCTTCCCACATTTTTGTTATTTTGTTTTTTGTTTCAATATCAATCATTTGTCACCGTTCTTTATTGAAGTTGATATATACATCATATACAATAGCAACCCTACACAACTGAAATTGTCCGTCAAGAGAAAGATTTTGGTTGGCGTAAGAAAAAAACTCCCACTAAAATTAAAAGATATTGAGAGTAGGTATAAGCCCTATGATGGGGAAATTGTCACCAGGGAGGAAGCAAAGAAAAATGGTCTTAGTAAATTCTTTGAGGCTAGGGAATGCATAAAAGGTCATATATCTCAAAGAAGAACCAAAAACAGGGAATGCCTTGAATGTAAAAAAATATCTGATTTCAAACGGGTAAGTGCAAATCCAGAGAAAAACAGAGAAAATTATAAAAAATATTATTACAACAATCATGAAAAAGAGAAAAGCAAGTCCCGTGAATGGAGAAATAAAAATAAGGAAGCGGCAAAGGAATATCAAAAATTATGGGAATCCGGCAATAAATCAAAAAGGAAGATTTACAAACAAACCAGGAGAGCTAGGCTTTCTGAGGCGGAAGGATCATTTACCCAAGAAGATGTTGATAGAATATATACTATGCAAAAAAAGAAATGCGCCATCTGCAAGGTTAGTTTGAAAAAATCACCCTACCATCTTGACCATATTGTCGCCCTCAGCAAGGGGGGGTCAAACTGGCCTAGCAACCTGCAACTTTTATGTGAACCCTGTAATAAATCAAAAGCATCCCATGACCAAATGGACTTTATGAGGTCTAGGGGTATGTTACTATAGATCAAACCAAGGAGGCTGTCATGATTGGGGATGATGATGAGGACGCACTATACGACGGCCCAGACATTATTGAAGAGGCCGAATTAGACCCAGTGGCTGCCAGGTGTTCTGCTTTTACCAAGCTCCTTTCCCTTTGTTGCCACATAAAGGATGAGGAGCTAAAGAAAGAGGCATTAATGATGCTGGGAGCCGTTAGAAGGTCGTTTAAAACCAATCCAATAGGCGAGTTAGCGTCCATACAAGGTGGCAAGGCGTCCAACAATAGCGACAACTAATGCTTTATATTGTTGTTTATGTTTGCGCCTCACACCTATCTATACATGACTGTAATGAGAAAACAGCCCGTGCCTATCAGGCTAAAATAGAGCAGGGCATTGTATGTGGCTTGCCATCTCATATGACTATAGCCTCCTCGGTTGTCGCACCTACTGAGGTGAGTATGTTAAGGTAAAGTGCCAGCCAAAAAGATATTAGAAGAAATGGCGGCGGGTTTTTACTTCAATACGTTTGGCTTCTATTTGGTCTAATTTTATCAGAAACATACAAGTGAAAGCCATTGATATTTGCAGGATGCCCCCGCAAATTAAGCTAGCAATTTCTTCTAACCTTCCCCATGAGAATAGTTTCTGCATGGCGTTTCTCCATCAAACAGTTTAGCATATTTTTTTATCATTCCAAGCCCTCATATCTTGGTCCATGTGCTGCTGGTGTTTGATACATATATTTTCCGTCATATGGTCTATCTGTATGTTCATCAAGCCAATGAAATACTATTTGGACAATTGGGTCCCCCGCATGAATATTGATTGATCTGTCGCCAAGATTAACAAGTTCGAGGGTAAGGTTTCCTTCCCATCCTGGGTCCAGAAGTGTATTGAAGGCCGTAATGAAACGGCGCGCGTATGTTGACTTGTCAACGACATATCCGACAACATTTGTCGGGATACGGAAATTTTCGACGGTGTGAGCCAAAGAACTCTGTCCAGAGTTAAGCATAAGATTATGAGCAATACGCACATCATAACTAGATGCCGAAAGGCCATAAGACTTTCCATTAATAATTTTCCTTTCTGATTCAAAAGGGTCAATCATTGGCTCCGAACGCATGCAAAGTCGGCGTATGGATTGAGCTGATAATTGACTCACGTTATTCCCCTTCTGATCTTGGTTTTACTGGCTTCAAAATATGTATGTCAGCCGTTGGATATACCGGCTCACCTTCTCCCATCCATATAAACAAACTGGCGTATGAACTATGAGGAGGGCCAAGGTCATTGTGATACTCCCACCCCAAAGACTCAAACTGGCGTTGCCTTGAATGGGGGACATAGGCAAAATGTTCTATCTTTTCTTCAGACATAATTTTCGTTTTTCGTTGATACTGAATAACAGGGTATAACTTTTAAATTGCCATCAGGGTTATGCATTTGAATCTTTTTTACTGCATTGATAACTGTGGTGTGGTCTTTGTTGAATATTTTACCAATCATTGTGTAAGGAGCTCCAAGTTCTTTTCTAGCCCTATACATTGCGCGCCAACGTGCTTTCGTGACTTTTATATTTCTGCAATTACCAGTAATTTCTGTGTAAAAAACATCACCAGCAGACGCCTCTTCTTCAATTATCTGTTTAATTGTTTTGTCTCTGTTTTGGACGCAAAATCTTTGTTCCCGCATATTAAAAATGGGAGGGCTTTAACCCTCCCACCTCCTATCAGTCAAGGTTTTCAATCTTTGCTTCTACGGAATTTTTAATACGTGGAGCTTTCGCTTTATAAATAGCATGCTCAACTTCATCTAATACTTTATCAGGCTGCGCCTGTTGTGGCGCCACAAGTGGATAGCTTTCCGACTCGCTGTCTATTTCCTGAGTTTTTGCAATATGTAAAATCTCAAAAATAAGTTCTAGCCTACGTGCATCATCATCAATCCAAGGATTTCCGTCACGGCCATGGGCAAGTCTGGACTCCCGGACTGCATTTGTTGCAATAGCCCGCAGCCTGTGTGTCAAATATTCTGCCGTTAACCCTTGTTGAGAAGAAATTAATTCCGTCATTGTCATTTCAATACTCCATCAGAAAATTCAGCCATAAAGGCCAAATAGTTAATACCATCTACATAGCTGTCTCTATAGGACGGGTCATTTGGAATCCGCCCCAATTTAGTGCTGAGAAGAAAAACAGCAACTTCATACTCAGACACTTCCCTTCCAAGTATTACCGCTGCAATGTCGGCAATACGTTTGAAGTTATCTTTTGGTGATCCGTAGACTTCACCCCTCGGACCGAGAAGGCTTTTTGCAGCCTCTAGAACATCCATGTGGTTCATTCTGACTTAACCTTATCTCCAAAGACCTTAATCTTTCCAAGGTATCTGTGATTAAGGGCTACGAAACCTCTGCTATAATATTCATCCGAGTGCTGGCTCTTGTAGAACTCTTCAACAATAACGAAGTCTTCCTTCATTAAAGTATCTATAAATTCATCCAGGCTGTTTGAATCATGTTCAACATTCATTTGATGAACTTGGTGGCCTGAATAACTTGGCATATTGAGTGTAACAAGAAACCTCATTGCTTATCCTTGTGTATTTAGAGGTGTGACGCCGGCTTTGCATTGTAAGCGCCACACCCCGTATTAATCTACGGTAATACTCGTAGACTAATTCCTAATGTATAATCATCCAAAATCATCTTCATCAACGGCTGGAGCAGCAACCTTTGTTGAGCCAGTAGCAGGTGGAGATGCGTTATTAGGAGCAGAAGAATCCTCCGAATTACGTGCCTTATAAACAAGATCATCTGGACGCTTTACCCAACCAGTTATCTCGAATTCCGGCACGTAATTCGTGGACTTCCTGGCCCCTTCTCCAGAAGTCTTAGCATACGAGTCTTTGAAAACAACAACTGGCAACTTTCCAGCATTACTATCTTTAGTTGACTCGTATAGGTCGTGCAGCTTTTTAATACCTTCAAGGAAAGCCGCAGCATTTGACGCCATCTCGCGGACATCACCACCACATTCCTTTGCCAACTTTACAACAAGGCGCACACCTCGCTTATAGTCATCACCTGGCTTTTCAATAAGCTTTCCGCCGTAGTAGCGAGACATCTTGAAGTCAGGAGCAGATCCTGTGGCAAAATTAATCCAACCAATCTCAACATTCTCAAAGTCAAAGATTGCCTTGAAACTTTTGGTTACATCAACTTCGTTGGTTTCACCATTTTCCCGGTCACGGCGTGAGATACGTCCTGAACGTGCGTCATACTTAACAATAGGGAGGAAGTCTACGCCGCCACCTACATTGTCAAAAAATCCACCAAAAGCCATCACAGTTCTCCTAATGCGGCTATCTAGCCAACCGCTTGCTCTTGCCCACATGGGCGAAGCCCTTGTTATAGTCCCCAAATCTCAAACGCAGCTTGGCGAGTTCCAGGGTCACTAAAATAAAACGTATCAATGTCTGGAATTGTCATCATAGCCAATTCCATTGGATCTGTGCTTATTGATAAAAACCGCTGAATTGTAAGTGCAATCTTCTCAACAGCTTTAATATGTTCATCAACATTCTCTAACTTATATGTCGAACATTTCTTGCTGGTTATGTAAGTAAGACGGGGCTCCATATCACCACCTGTTGCTTTAATGTAAAGCGCAACTTGGCGGGCATGATTTAATTTAATTGCTGATGGAAGTGCGTGAGTTGTTTTAATGTCTAACAAAATTTTGTGATTTTGCCATTCAATATCATAATAACCGACGAGCGGGACTTGGAGACCTTCCACCTTATAGTCAATTTTTCCTTGAACAGAGGAAGGTGGGCCATAAGGCATAAGTTCCTTAAGGCCAATTTTGACCATATCCGCAACTGCGGCTTCTTCCTTTTCCCGTCTTGGGTCAGATGATAGCGCCGAGAGGCGCCAAAATTCTTCTTTTGCCATTTCAACGCAAGCACTCTCATTTGCTCCTGTTGTTAGGCCTAAGACAATACCACTCTCAACAGCATTTCCACGGAAAGCTGCGGCGCCAACTTGTCCCTTGCGTTTCAAACACTTTTCAAGAACAAACATGGCGGGGCTGCCGGCAAACAAATTACAGCTTGATGGCGACAGGTGTTTAATTCCGTGAACTTCAAATGGGTTTGTCATTTAACCTCAATATCAATAGAGAATCACAACCTATTGGAATGTAATTTTAGCGTCAAGCAAAAATTTAACTTGAATTTTTTTTAATTTAGGGGGAAGGTTTGCGTCTAATTTATATGGAGTTTGACATGGCAAAGAAAGTTATCAAACCAGCTGACTTACGGGGTTGGAGCCTACCAAAATCATCAGATATAATTGAAAAGAAAGTTGAAAAAGTATCTGATAAGATAGAGAAAATAATTGATGAACTAAGATTTAGAGATGATGATTTTGAGCATCTTATAAAAGTAGCTGCGGCTGAAGCTATAACATATGCATTGGAAAATTTTGCGTTTATGACTTTTTCCAAAAAGCCTAGCAAAAATATTGAGGCTGCATTTTGTCTACCGTTTGGCCCTGATGATGCTGATGCAGCCCAGTGGCGGGTTGAAATTGAACCAGAGTTGATGAATTACATTTTCTTTCAGACTCGTAGACTTAACTCGGAAGGAAAGCAGAACCTTCTTTCCTTAAGAAAGTCAATTTATAGAATTTCGGCTGAAATTGAATCCTCTCTTATACAAATAGAAGACAGGGAAGAAGAAAAATACAATGCCTGACAAATGTATAATGGGAGTTGACCCCGGAGTTTCCGGGGCAATTGCTTTTTTCTGGCCAAATCATCCTAAAGTTGTTTCTGTTTATGATGCGCCGTCAATTGGCAAGGAAATTAATTGCCCGGAATTGACTGCTCTTATTAAGCAATATCAGCCTGACGTTGCAATTGTTGAGGCGGTTCATTCTTTCCCAGGCCAAGGCGTTAGTAGTTCATTTAATTTTGGGTGTAGTTTTGGCATGGTTCGTGGTGTTATAGCGGCATGCGGCGTCCCAACTCACCTTGTTGCGCCGACAAAATGGAAAAAGCATTTTAATCTTACAAAAGATAAGGATTTATCTCGCAGATTAGCAATTATGCTGTGGCCTGAGTCCGAGCATTTCAATAGGAAGAAAGATGATGGTCGGGCTGAGGCCGCATTGCTTGCCCTTTATGGTTCTCAAGTAAGTATAAAAATATAAAAAACGGCGCTGTCCTGCAAGACTACGCCGTTAAGTTATTCACCAAGGTCCCAAACAACACATAAGTAGCATGTCAAAATAGATATTGCAATATAGTGTGTCTGTTTGCGCCTGCAACGCAAGATATAGATATGACAGACCTTCCTGATTTTGATGACAGCTTTGCGGGCCCAATTGACCATGCAAAATATTATAGAGCTCTTGGCTGGCAGGTTGTTCCAGCGTATCATCCAAAGCAGCAAAAGAATTTCAAGCGTCCAGCCCTCAATGAGTGGCGGGAATATACTAAAGAGCTAGTTGATGACGGGACGTTTGAGAAGTGGTTTGGTGATAATGGCCAATACTCTAAGGTTAAGAACCTGGGAGTTATCACTGGTGTTGGCTCTCCTTGTTTGTTTAGCGTTGATCTGGATTTTTATTCCCACTCAGACGCAGCTATCTGGTGGGCGTCTTGTGAAGATATGCAAGAACACGCCGGGGAGTTGGATACTGTTGTGCAAACAACAGGTGGTGGTGGGAAGCAAAGACTTTATTTAGCGCCGGAGGGATGGCGCCCACCAACCAATAAGACTTCTATAGGAGTGGACATTAGGGGTGTTGGCGGCTTTGCTATGCTTCCCCCCTCAGAACATTCCAGTGGGAATGGTTATTCCTGGGATGAGGGCTGTGAACCTTGGACCATTGAGGTTGCTGTCGCCCCTATTTGGCTCTGTAACTTCATTGATGAGACGGTTGCCAGATATGGTGGCGGAAGTGGGCATGTAAATCAGTTTGGTTTAAGAACCCCCACCCCGTTACACCAAGAGACCCCTTACGGCGAATTGCTGGATGGTCGTGAAGATTACATGATGCGGCTTGTCTGGGCCCGCATGGTTGACCTCTACCGTGAAGGACCTATGGGTCTTGATAGAAATACTGAGATAATTCAGCGGGACGAACTTTTTTCCACTTATCTGCGTAAGACACACCCAAGACTGAGCAACCCTAACCTTTCAAAAGAGGAGTTGCTTGAGCAGGAGGGCAGGGGGAGAAGCGCCTTTAATATTAAGTGGGAAAAGGCAAAGCGTCAGTGGGATGGGAAAGTTAGTGAATATGCCAAGACCCCGAAGCCCGTTAATTCTTATCCGGCGCCAGTGAGTGATTTTACAGCAGCAAGTCGGATAGATGAAATAATTAAGGTTGCGGATCTGGATATTAATAATTCTCATGTCCAGAAAGACGCTGATATTTTTGAATGCTTAAGCGTTTTGGATATTTACAATCTTCCCGACCCAAAATTTCTGATTGATGGATTGGTCATTGAGAGTGGTCTTGGCTTCGTCTATGGGGTGCCTGGATGCCTCAAGTCTTTTATCACAATAGGGATGGGATTGAGTATAGCATCTAAACTACCCGAATGGTGGGGTAGGAAGATACACAAGTCTGGCCCTGTTATTTACATCAGCTCTGAGGGTGTGAGTGACATGAAGTTCCGTATTCGCGCCTGGGCTGAAAAGAAGGGAATTGATGCCAGTGACATCCCCTTCATTCTGATTCAGCAGTCCATGAACTTCATGGATGTGAACTGTGTCTCCAAGCTGATTAAGACTATCAGGGTTCAGTCTGAGAGGTTGGGGGCTACGCCGGCTGCTATCTTTGTTGACACGGTAAGCCGAGTCCTACCGGGGGCAGATGAGAATCTACAAAAGGACATGACGCTGTTCATCAATGCCTGTGATGCCCTCAAGCAAACCTTTGGCGTTGCTACAATTGGCGTCCACCACATGAACAGAAATGGCGGCACAACCCTACGTGGGTCCACAGTCTTCGACGGCGCCGCAGACTTCCTTCTGCATGTCGAGAGAGAGAATGGGGCCATGGCTGGGACAATCACAGCCAGGAAGATTAAGGCGGCAATTGATGGCTGGCAGGATGAGTTTAGCGTCTCACTGGTTGAGCTAAACACAATAGACCACCATACCTCCCTCTTTGTTGAGAAACTCAATCTGGAGGCTCCCCAGGCTCAGGAAACGCCATCTAAGGATCAGGGGTTTGGTGGTAAGCAACAAACCAAGGCTGAACCTGACATGGATCAGTGCCGTAGAATGGTTGCGTCTATTGGTGAGGCGTGGGACGGGGGCTACCCTTGGTCGTCTAATAAGAACTCCAGGAAGACGGAACGGTATGCTGCTGACAAGCTGTCGGCAAAGTTTGGCGTGTCTGTGGATCAGGCTGAGAAACTGATTCGCCAGTGGCTGTGGAATGATGTGATTGTTGTGGAAGGCTACCGAGTAAATACGAAGACGACATCCACGGGATTGAAGGTTGCAAAGGGGTTGTGAAAAAATTAATAAGTATTTGAAAGTAAAGTATTCGCGGATATATATGTAAAACAAAAGCGAGAACTAAATATTTGAAAGTAAATGGAAAATACATGAAAAGCTCAAAAAACAATGTTACTAACCTTAGCATAGTTCGCTCCGCTGCGGGGGCGCTAAGGCGCCCCTCCGCTACGCTCACGGGGGCTTGCGTTTTGGGTTGTTTGAGTGTAATGGTTTGGGAGAATTTGATATGTTTATGGTAAATGGATTGTATCAGCGGGTGGTATTTTTTGGCGGCAGGGAATATGTCGCAACCGCCAGTCAGAAAGAAATTCACAGGGACGGAAAGTGGATCTTGCATGTCAAGCCGAGGGGAAAATCCTCTGGCTGGGGTAACTACGTTTTGTATTTCGAGAATTGGCGCAGGACTGGCAAGGGCGCCTGGCACCTTGGATTTAAGGATGGCGTTTTCTCTAAGTCTGCTGACTTTCGGCACCTGTGCAAATACGCGCCTGACATGCTGAAATGGGTGGGGGATGTTATCACTGGCCTAACTCTGAATCCGGCGCCTTATCCTGATGGATTTGACTGCCCAAAGAAGGGTAGGAAAAAGGCGGTTAAGGAGGGACAGGATGAGGTAGGTTTACGGATGACTAAGTTTCTTAAGTCTGAGTTGGGAAATAGCTTAAAAGCTAAACTGCGGACATACAAAACGGACGTAGAAATAGATAGAAAACTGGTTGAAGAAATAGCTGTCAGTTGGGAGGTCGGGGAACCTATCAGCTTTGAAAATATCTTTCCTGTTTTTAGAAGTCAGTTCAAGGTTAATAGGCCTTACGTCAAATCATTCTTGACAAAAGCCATAAGGCATAGAAGGATCAAGATGGCCGCAATAAAAGGCCAGCATGTTTACCTTCCATATGATGTGAAGGTATAGATAAATATTGATATTGGTATGGAGGTTGAAATGGGGGATCAGGTCTTAAGGTTCCTGGGTGTCGTATTTCTTGTCTGCGTCTTTTGGGTTTCTGTCGCCAAAATGTTTAAGCGGCATACCACAAAGGAAAGACAATTCAGGCATTGGCTGGATGATAGCCATGAGTGAAAAAGAAAAAGAAATTACCCTTTTACAGATTTTTGAGGAACTTAAACGCCTCAAAAAGAAAATAAAAAAACTAAAACATGCCGTAAGGGCTAAGAAATGACAAAACTGCCAACTTACCCTGCATTGGTTGATTTAATATCACGCCTTCAAGAAGACGGCCTTGCAAGTGACGCATCCATCTGCGTCAAGGTCCTATATGACTTAAATAGACGGGATAAAAGAATTGCTGAATTGGAAGAGGAATTAAATACATTTAAGGCGTTGGAGGGAAAGAAATGATTGATTTTTCTTTATGCGCAAATCCTGACTGCCCTATGGCGCCACTATGCCGCCGTCATGAAAAAAGTGGAACAAAGCCCTCTAATAGTAATTCTTATCTAAACTTTAAATGGTTTTGGGATGAATCATTGGGCAAGGAAAACTGCATACATTATTTTGAAAAACCAGAATTTAATATTGGTGAGGTAGCGAAATGACTGACTATACAGACCTTGTGGAGCGATTGCAGGAACATGCCGAAAATATGTATGTAGATTTCCTCAATGAAGCCGCCGACGCTATTGAGCTTTTACAGCGCGAACTAAAGTGTGCGAATGAATTATGGGAGCAGCAAAAGGAACTGGCTTTGGAATATTTGGCTGACATAGAAAAGGCTAATGAGCGGATTGCGGATTTAGAACATCAACTGAAATTCGAGTGTGACACTTATCTCTGGAAGCGTAAACAAATGTCTAGGCGTATTGCGCTGTTAGAATATTGGATGGAAAAGTTGTTTAAATACGGCAGTTCGCCGGAAGCAAAACGCAATGAACTGACAATGACGACAGAGATACCTGACTATTTGATGTTAGAGGGCGAAGGTATTTTGCATCATCTTGAGGAAAGATCAGAGTTGGAGAAAGTTGATGGGATTATTTGATGGGCCACCAGTAACTGACGCACAAAGAGAACTAGTGGAAAAGATGGATGCACAAACCAGAGAATGGTATCTGGAAGCTGAAATTACAATGTTGAATATGCGCATCGCTGAACTAGAGGCAGCGTTAGAGCCATTCGCTGATAAAGCAAACGAATATGATAATCCGTGTTTTCCATACCATAATAGTAGCTTGCAGACAGGTCTTCCTGTTGGGTGGTTGCGCCAAGCCCGTAAGGTATTAGGAAACGCTGCAGCAGATTGGGAGGCGCAAGACCGCGCTTTGGGAGAGAAGTGATGGCTGGAAACTATGCAACTGACGAACAAATTGACGCCTTAGAAGAAGAAGTAGCTAACTTATTAACCCGCATCGCTGAACTAGAGGCAGCGTTAAAGCCGTTTGCTGATGAGGCGCAAAGAATAGACGACGAGTATGTCACTGGCTCAGAGTTGGAAGATGATGAAACGCCTACATGCAGATTGACAATTGGCGACCTACGGCAAGCCCGTAAAGTATTGGGAGAGAAGGAAGACAATTTTACCGAACGGTAAAGATAACAATTTCAGCATAAGAAAATGTAATATTTTTACTGAGCGGGAAATATTACAAATGCCACATAAAGAAAGATTATGTCATATTTGACATACGGCAAAATGCCGTCTTGGTAATACAAAAGTATCAAATATGACCCACGAAGCTGACAAATGATCTAAATATGGGGTGGCATTTGGCATAAAAACGTAGTGAGCTATGAAACTAAATTCTATAAATCAGACCGTAGTTTGTGCGGAGGATAAAATGGCTATTCTCCGCAAATGACGCTAAACAACAACAATTGAAAATGTATCCTAAAGGCTACAAAATTGGGTAAGTATGTCGCACAAAGGCAGCAAATTTAAATAGATCCGTAAACAAATGTGGAGATATTGATATGGCAAGAAAGGGGATTGGAAGAACTGGTGCGTCAACAAATATGATTTCCATCAGTGCGCCTAATTTAGGTTTGGGTAAGCTTTCATTTTCTGAAAAAAAGGTTTTTCTCGCAATTAGAGCCCATTCCAAAAGAATGAAAGAAGACCCAGAATATGCCGAAAAAACAAAATTAAAAATGCAGTTGCGGGCTACCAGCAGCACAAAAACATCCTATGCAAAAAAGAATAAAGCCAATATAACGCTGCCCAAGTTCTCGTGGGATAAATAGACTGTATGAAACAATGGAATTAAAAATATAATTGATGTGGATATAAAACATGGCCTACAAACCTAAAATAAAGAAATCAAACGTGGATAAGGGGATTGTTGTGTCCTCTTATACCTCTGTTCCTTGGATGGTTACGCCTGGAACTTATATTGCTGGCAGGGCAGCCCTGGATGAGTCAGACGCCATAGAAGTTGAGCTTGAACTGAAGTGGGGGCGTGATAGGCTGAGGCTGCTGGTTGACGCTTCGTTACGGGAGAAGTTCGACAGGCAGAGATATTTGACCTCACAAGCCCGTTGGCATGGTGAATTAGAGGATGTTAAACGAGAAGCAGCCAGGATGGCCAAAGCATGGAAGGCGCTCGACAAAGCGGCAACCAGCTCAGGCGCACAGGTGCTGGACCCAGCCATATGGGAAGTGGCGCTTGAAGATGGCACGGTGGCTACAATTGTTAGGGAGCCACAAATGGCCAACAGGGTCCTGGCTGAAGGACGCAGAATAAATGTTTATACGTTAGAAGAAATAGCCAATATGATTTCTGCTTTCCCTGAAATTGTAACAGCAAAAAAAGAATTCCCAGGAGCAAAAGTAGTAAAGACCAAGTTAAAAGTCTGAGAT